TACGACAACCTAGGTGTTTTTTACGTAGACCCTGAAATCGTTGATCTACCAGATAATAAACAAGGGGAGTTACCTGGAGGCAAAGCCGCTCAATTAAATAGATTTTGGGGCTTTAGGTTCTTGTTTAACCCACAGTACTTGAGCTACAACATGAGCTCAAACAATCAAGTTGACTGGACTCGTCCTAATGAAAATAACGCTGCACTAGTAGCTTCAGGCATTGGCGGAAGTATTACAGTAAACATTTTGTTAGATAGAGTAGCCGATATGGTAACTATGAGGCAGTGGAAAGATTCTGGAGGCGGTGTTTTGCCCGCTGGAAACTATCCAGTAGCTATGACTCCAGAACAATGCGCTGGAATTCTACACCGCGGTACTGAGTACGATCTTGAGTACCTCTTTAGAGTGTTAAACGGAAACCCTCAAAAAGTAGTTCTTATGGGAAATAACCCAAAGGACGGGCTAGAAATGCTTAGCGCAAATATGGGATACATTACTCAACTTCCATTTATATTTAAAATTGCTGACAGAATGAGATACAAGGTTATTTTGCAAAGCATTTCTGTAGAACACAGTATGTTTACTAGAGAAATGGTTCCAATTAGAACTGTAGTTCAAGTAAATCTTGAAAGACTTCCTGACCTTACAAGTGGAGGCTTTAAGAAATTTGATCAAGCTGAGAAACTCAATAGACTTACTACTGATATTAAGGCTTTGAGTGCCTCTGACGTTATTGCTGCTAGAAGAGCAAGGGATGGGTACCTATAATGGCTGTATATAGAGATTCTCGCTATGATGACGGAGATGCCCAACAAATTAAAAACAAAACTACAGGCGCCTACGCTTGGACTGTTTATAGAGCATTTCCAGAGTCTAGGCTTATAACCTATATTGACTATACGTGGGTAGAAGGGGACCGATTAGATTACTTGGCTGCCGTATACCTTAGAGACTCTACCCTTTGGTGGCAAATATTAGATATTAATCCCGACCTTCCTGATGCTTTAGAAATAGCTCCGGGAACTATTATTAGAATTCCTAGGGTTTAATATGGCTACACCTCTTTATAAGAATAACTTAGTAAAGACGCCTATTGAGCGGTTCCCTAAAAGAAAGGTTACATTTCCTTTAAGTCCGTCTTTTAGTTTAGTGTTTTTACATGCACGTTTAGAGCAAGAGTTTAGTGCTCACGATAAATTAGTTGTAAAGTTTGCAGGAAAAATAGAAGACGCTCTTAATTTTATAGGTTCTGGAGATCCCGTAGTGTTTGAATACGCTGGGGGAGGAGCCTCTAAGACTTGGGAAGGTTACGTGCATAAGATTATTCCTTCTACAGTAACTGAGAATGTTACTACGGTTATTTGTATCTCCCCTACCTATTTATTAAAGACTACTAAACAAAAAATCTATAAAAACGTAACTGCAAATCAAGTAGTTGAAAAAATATGCAAACAATATGGATTAAAAGCAGTAACTCAACGCCACCCTAGAGTATTTTCTACAATAGGTCAGGCAGGACAGAGTGACTGGCAGTTATTACGTAGGCTTGCTAAGCAAACAGGCTTTGGTTTAAAAATTACAGGTACTACAGTCTATTTTATGTCAAAAAATAAGTTAAGTTCTGCCAGTGCTGCAAGAGCGTCGTATTTCTTTAAAGAAGGGGCTGCCCCAACCGTAAGAACTATCTCTTCTATGGGTACTATTCTTGACTTTACCCCTCAAATTTCTGATGAAGCACCGGATATGGCAGGAGCAACCGTAGATAGAGTCGTTAGTGGTCTACACTCTACAAATAATAAGACTATTGCAACAAAACATAAAATTGCACCAGCTAAAAAGAAAACAAAGGGCGCAGTAACACCTAGTAGAAAGTTTTTAAAGAAATAATGAAGAGTCCACATAGTAAAACATCTAAAAAGGCAAAGTTTGTAAAACATTTGCCCTTTGAAGTTGCAAAAACTATATCGGAAGCCAAGTTTATTGCTGAAGATTTAGCTGAAGCAAACAGATATAACTATCGCGGTATTGCATTGCTTGCTGGAAATGCCAATGTTGGCGTTGGAGACTCCATTTATTTAGATAACTTAGACCAAAACATGTCTGGATACTGGGTTGTAATCGCAGTTAAGCATATTTTTGGTGGAGGAAACCAAACTTACCAAATAGAGGCTCTTGTAGGTGCTGATTCCATAGGAGACTCAGACCCAAGCATTGGAAAAAATCTAGGTAAAAGAGATTTTGAAGCTGAGCTGTCCGGGCAGTCTCTAAAACCAAAAGGAAGTAAGTTAAACAACTACGCTATAGGTGTAAACAATGGAAAAATAGATCTTGGGGTAAAGAAAACTAAGTCTTTTAAGAATACCCCCGGCCCTAATACAAGACCTTTAGCTACTAAGTACTCACCTAATATATACAAAAATGAAGTTCCTGACTTTTCACAAGTTGGCAGACAAGTTACTTGGACGGCAAAATGACTATAGGTATGGACTCGGAGTACATGCAGGATCCGCAAGGACGAGTTAGGTTCTATGGGATTTATGAGGGTATTGTTAAGGAGATTAACGACCCTCTAAAAAAGGGGCGCATAAAAGTTCAAGTTACAGTTACTGGGCAAGAAGTGACTGACTGGGCTAGGGCCGTGTTGCCTATTACTTATAACGCAAATCACCCAGACCATCAGGAGCACACAGCTTCCCAGGTAGCCGCACTCCTTACTACTCAAAGTACGTCCATAACAGATTCTCGAGGAGATTCAGCGACTGTTCCAGCGTTAACCGTGGTAGCAAAAGCAGGGGCTGGTACCCTTAAACATCCACATAAAACTGCGGTAAACGCCGCAAAAAAGTGGAACGGGTCGGATCCTAAGACAAGTATGTTTAACGATGCGACTAACACAGATGAGCACACCCCGCACCGCTTTGTGCCAAATAAAGGGCAGAGGGTGTGGATTATGTTTGTTGCAGGATTACTTGAAGAACCAGTTTGGATAGGAGTACAGGCATGAAAGCTATTTCATACCCATTTACTTTAGATCCGTTCGGTAAAACAACCAGCACAACAGATCAACGAAAGATTTATCAAGACAGGGTTTTGACTCTTTTGTCTACCGCAGTAGGGGAACGCCCTATGCGCCCTACCTATGGCACAAATATGGCTGTAGCTATGTTTGAAAACCAAGGAAAGGTTGAAGACGCTATAAATCAAGCTATACGTTCAGCCGTTAGTACTTGGATTCCAGAGCTTACTGTGGAAAAGATAAACGTTAAGAATTTTCTAGATACTGGAGCTGTGACTGTTGAAGTTAACGTTACCCTTCCAGATTTTACAGCAGACAGTATTACAGTTGTAAGTACAACCCTAAATCCAGACGCGACTACTACGAGGTGATGAAAAATGGCTAATGAAGTACCTTCCCAAATAGACTACACTTCTAGAGATTACCAAGCTCTGGTAGAAGATCTAACCAGTTTAGTCAATGTTAGAACAAACTATGCCTGGACCGCGGACGACCCTAACGATCTTGGCTCTATTCTTTTAGAGTCATTTGCATATATGGGCGACATTATGTCTTATTACATTGATCGCGTTGCAAATGAACTTAACTTAGATACAGCAGCCCGTAGAAAAACATTAGTAGATATTGGAAGATTATATGGCTACCGTGTATCTGGACCAACCCCAGCCAGAGTAAACGTCGTATTTGAAAACATAAGCGATGAGGCTATTGACATTCCTGTAGGAACTCAAGTTCTTGCAACCCTACTTTATGGAGATTTTACAACTGCTGGGCAGGTTGTTTCTCTTATTGACACAGATATTGTAGATAACTCTGTAGTTGTTTATGTTGGTCAGGGCGTTGCATTTACTCCTTGGAGTTATGTAGAGTCTCTTACAGAGGCGGGCCCTAACCAATTAGTATTTACTACAAACATTGATGAGGATGGTAATGTCTCTATCGAGTTTGGTGATGGAATTAATGGAGCTATTCCTCCTGCTAACCAAGTAATAAGCGCTTTGTACAGAATAAGTGCTGGATCAGCGGGAAATCTTAATTCAGGAACAATTGAAGAAGTAACCTTTATTCCGGGAAATAACGTTCCAGAAGCAATTGGGTACCTTTCTGTTTCTAACCCTTCCGCTTCCTTTGGAGGAGCTGACGGAGACGATAATGATCAAATTAGAGAAAAAGTACGAGACGCAATAACTACTAGACGCAGAGCAGTAACGTTAAATGATTACTCTGCATTAGCAGCTCAAGTTCCTACAGTAGGAAGAACAAAAGCAGTAGCTGCCGTATACAGCGCAGTAACTTTATACTTGCAAACACAAAATGATGACTCAGTAACCCCTGGAATAGTAAGTGGATCTCCTACGTTAACTTGGACAGATTTATCTGCCGCAGTGTCCGCATACTTAGCAGATAAAATCCCTGTTGGCACAACCGTTACTGTTCAACCACCAACGTATGTAGATTTTTATGTAACCCTAACAGTTACTGCTAATCCATCATTTAGTAATGAAGACGTTGAACAAGAAATTAGAGACGTATTCTTAAACCCTGGCGGATTGTTTGCTTATGAAAGCGTTGACTTTGGACAACTAGTTGCTTACTCAACAGTCATGGCTAAAGCTGCAGGAGTAGACGGGGTCCAATCACTTGTTATAACTAAGTTAAACACAGACAACAGCAGCTCTGCCTCTACCGCAGGAGTTCAGCTTACAAGTGGTCAAATCCCCGTATTACAGACTACTAACTTTCCTTCGTCCGTTAGATCGTTTACCCCAAAGGTAGACCTTGTAGATACGGTTTTTGCCGATCACGTTAACGTCCTTCAAGACGAAACACGTGCTGTTCAGGTATCCCTAGGTACTAGCCTTCTCGCGTCTAATTACTCCGGCATATTTGCTCAAACAGCTACCTGGAGTTCTTTGTCAGCAAGACTTGCTAACATTGAAGCCGGATTAGTTACGGGAGTTGTTGGATCTCCTTACTTTAAGAAAAGTGGAGACAGCATCTCTCCAGCATCAGGAATCGTAGGTATTGCTGCTAAAACTACTGCCGGAAACGCAAACCTTATTGAAACAAGGAACGCTGCAAACACCCTTCGATTTAATGTTGACTTTGATGGTCTACCAAAAGTAGGTACCGCAGAAGTTCTTTACGTTGGTGGAACTGCTTACACAAACCTCACAACCGTAGTAAACGCTATAGAGACAATCGCTAAAGGAAACAGATTTAATCCATTTTTACTAGCTGGTATGTAAACTAATAGGGGCAAAACATGGCAAAATATGCATTTGGGATCTACGGTGATCCCAGCTTTAAGTATGGTCAAAGCGACGCTGACCGTCTGTACTACTCCTCCCAACTTACCGCTTGGGCATATGACTACGGAGTAATCTCTTTACGTTGGAAAGCTGTGACTGCAAACCCTGCAGCTATTGCGTTAGGGGAACAGTTAACACACTGGAGATTAACAAAAACTTTTACTGGTACTCCTGACGGAGCTTACTCTGGAGATGCAATTGCATTTGGAAGCACCGGAGCTTACCTAACAAACTACATAGATACTGCAGCAGATTTATCTGAAGCAAGCGCTGAAGTTACCTATACCCTTTGGATTTTCAGTACTTTAAGTGGTTGGCTTAATTGCGGAACCTCTAAAGTAAACACAATTATTGAAAATAAAACTCAACGTTACTTTAAAAATTGGCTTCCTGCTGCCTGGTTAAATGAGGTTCAAGGTGTTGGAGACGCTATTGGAGAGTACAACGATAACGAGTTTACGGCCGTATTAGATGCTTATGGGTTTGAATACGACAAAATCAAAACACAGGCAGAGCTTTTGTATAACTCTTTTGATGCTTATAAAATACCCTCAAGCCTATTAAAAAATAAAATTAATGACCTAGGGTTTATATATGAACCTGCTCTTGGAGATACCTACCACAGATCTCTGTATAAGACAGGAAACTTTATAAACTCTACAAAGGGAACTACTGCTGGCATAACAACCTATACAACTGCTTTAACTCACTGGGACAGCAGCATTACTTATGGAAATAACTTATTTTTAGACTATAACGACTCTTCTTTTGAAGAATCTGTAGGTCGTTGGGCAGCTACTAATGGCACTGTAGCAGTATGTACCTATGCCAACACCTTATCAACATTAGGAACTGCACTAACTCCACCTAAACCAACATTGTTTAACAAAGACTATCCTTTACGTCAAGTTTCTTTAGGAGTAGTAACTGCTTCAAGCACCAGCGACATTACTCTACGTTGCCCGTCTACTTCAGCAAGTGCAATTCTTTATGGAATTCCAGTAGAAGCAAACTCTAGATATATGTTTAAAGGATTTATTAGAGCAATAACTAATTCTTTTACCGCAGTAGCAAAAATTCAATGGTTTGATAGTTCTGGAACGTCTATTTCTACCAGCGTTGCTGGACCTACTCTAACTGCAACAACAGGGTACTGGTCAGAGTTTAAATCAGCGTCTTCAGACATTGAGAATGGATTAGTTGCTCCAAGTAACGCGGTATACGCCAAACCTACTTTGGTTATTACCCCTACAGCTACCTCAGACAAATATGTTCTTGACATGCTTCAATTTAGAGAAGTTCCTGACAATGAGTTTACTGTAAGTGGAAAATTACCTGCACTTGTATATGAAGATCCAAGACTTGTAAAGGTAAATGTAAAGACAGACCTTGAAAACTTAATACCAAATCCTGGTTTTGATTTAGGAGTAAGTGGGTGGGAACCTTTTAACGCAGAGCTTGTTCAAGCAACCCCTGCTCCAACTAATTCTTCGGTATTTGGAAACTCTGTAGCAAAACTTACCGCCTTATCTGATGGAAGAGTAGCTTTAGTATCGGACTGGATTTCAATTACCCCAGGAGCTCCACACAACTTTGCTATTTACGCAAGCGGAGCTACAAAAGTTGCAAAAGCTAGGATTGAATTTTCAGCGCCTCAAACAGAAGAAGAACAGACCTCCGTATTAATTGACGAAGACGGAAGGTATTTTAAACCGGAGCCATACTATGTTGACAGCGACCCGTTAACACTTACAAGCAGCGCTACAAGAATTTCTGTAGAGGCGGTATCTTCTGTAACAACGCCAGATTACGGAAATCCACTCTGCAAGGTATCTATCTATATTGATAATGCTGTTGCTGGGGATGTTTTTTATTTTGATGGGGCAATTTTAGCCGAATCTACTGAGATTGTTGATTATTTCCAAGGAAACGGCGCACCAATTCCTACAGATCCAAATGCCAATACTTATTATAAAACAGACGATTGTTTCTGGGAAAGAAGAAACCAAGTAAACCTAGTTTCTATATCTTCTTTAGAAAACTCTACTAAATGGACTGCTGCTTCCGGCTCTACTTTAGGAGTAAGCACCTCAGAGTTTAAATATGGAACCAGCTCTCTAAGTATTTCTGCAACAGGGGGTGGATCAGCAACTACTACTGTAAAACTTCCAATGGGTGCTGCTTTAGGTGGAGAAGACTTGGTTGTATCTGCGTATGTTAAAGGAGTAGCTGGGTTATATTCTATAAGCACTAACGGACAAAAATCAGGAAACTTTAGGCTCACTGTTCCAAACGTTTGGACAAGAATTGATACCCAGAGAGTAGCAGTCTCTGCAGAAACTCAATTCAACATTACTATTGGACTTTCTGATGCCGGAAGTGGAACTAAGGTGTTCTACGTTGATGGTGTACAAGCAGAGTACGGAAGAATAGCAACTCCGTATATTGATCCAGCTGATGCAGATACCTCAGTTTTTACAAACCCTTCCGATGCACTAGAAACTATATCTGTAGCAAACAGCCTTATGGTTGGAAGTGGAAAGAGTTATTACGCTAACCGCTACATTCAAAAGAATGCGCGACTAAAGTCAACTTTAAATAGTTTTATGCCTAACGGAGCTACTTGGTCTATAGAACCGTCCTCTGCTTTAGTTGGATTCCCAGATGTTGCAGACAACCTTGCTCCTTCAGGATCTTTTGAAAACAGTACCTATGGATGGAGCGGGGTATCAGCTTCTTTGACTCGTACCATTGCTAGAGGAAGCATCTTTGATGAAACACTGGTTCAAGGTGCGGCTTACGCAAAGGTAAAGGCTTCAGGTTCAGGAACTTTTGGAGCAATAACAGACTTTATCTCAGTAATTCCTGGAAAAGGTTATTATGGATCTGTAGCAGTTCGTCCAGAAAATGAAGACGCTTACGGAACTTACGTCATGACCCTTAAATGGTATGACTTAGCTAAAAACTTCTTAAGAGAAAAAACTGATACTGTAGTATTGAACCGAGGAGACCGCTGGGCATATTTAAACATTGTTGCTCCTGGTTCCAAGACAGTTACCTTGAGTTCAGTAGCAGTAGCTTCTGGGGTAGTTACCGTAACTACTGTAGGAAATCATGGATTTTCAGTTGGAGAAGAACTATACGTGGGTATAGGAGACGCTGGCTTTAGCGGGATAAATGGGTCAGTAACACTTACCGCAGTAACTGCCGATACCTTTAGTTATGCAACCGCAACCTTTCCTAATACAACCTCTACTGAGATAACTGGAAGAGCTACCTTTGCTAATACCAGTATTGGATACGCAAAGATTCAAGTTACCTGTACCCCGTCAGTTTCGGGAACAGGTCGAGTCTTCCACCTTGACAAGGTTTTGTTTAGGCGGTAGGTTTCGAGCTATGACAGAACTTCTAGTGGCAGCTTGGGCAACAGCCTGTCTATTAACGGCCATAGAAGAACTATTAATATCCTTAGGGAAATGGAGAGGCTTACTTGCCCTCTCTATGAGCACAGTAGCCTGCATAGTTCTCATGCCGATGGGGTGGAATCTAATTTTCTACGTCCTCGCCTCCGCTTTTGTGGGGCTAACCTCTTCTGTGGTAATTGAGAATCTTGTAACCGGAACCCCAGAAAGAATTCAACGCGGCTTGCCAAGAAGGGTACCTCCGCTATAGAGTCTGCTCCGACAAGGAGGAGACTATGAAGTCACCATATTCAGACCCAAACCTTTCGCTACGTGC